CTCACCAGCTTGGGCTCGCTGATCGAGGAGCACCCGCGGCTCCTCGGCGGCCTGGGCAATGCGGCGCTCCTGGTGGGCGGCCTGGCGCTCGCGGCCAAGGGCGCGGCCCTGGGCTGGGGCGCGCTCCAGACCGCCATGGCGCTTCCCTGGGGCGCGCTGGTGGCCCCGATTCGGATCGTCGCGACCCAGATCATGGGTCTGAACCAGCTCCTGGGCGTGAACCAGGTCATTGCGAGCACGGCCGGCCAGACCTGGAAAGCCGGCGCCCTGGGCGCGGCCCAGCTCGCCACCCAGATCGCCGGTGTCGCCGCCGCCGCCTATGCGGGCTATGAGGCCGGCAAGCTCCTGGACGGCGTCCTGGGCTCGGTGTTCGGCGCACGCGGTGGCAAGCTCTCGACCGAGGCCGCGCTCCAGGCCGGCGAATCGGACGGCTTCAATTCGTTCGTGGGCAAGGCTGGCAAGTTCCTGGGCTCGGACACGCTCCAGGAGATTGCGGCCGGCAACACCCGACGCAACGCGGACCAGGCCGCGGCCGCCCAGACCGGCGGCTATCCCAACAGCGTCGGCCAGACGCCCGCCAGCGTGTCGCCCGACCTCGGGCAGTTCAACGCCGTCACGGGCCAGATCGAGGTCAAGGTCACTGACCAGCGCGTCCAGGTCACCAGCCGCTCGCGCGGCGCCGTACCGCTGCGCGTCGGCCAGACCCCGGTAGGTGTGCGATGAGCTGGAAAGACCGATACACGCGCGGCTCGTTCCGCGGCGTCCCGTTTCTAACGAGCGAGAGCAAGACCACGATCGGCCAGCGAAAGGCCGTCTACGAGCACCCGTTCTCGGACTCGGGCGTGACCGCGCTCGCGCTCGGGCGCCGCGCGCGCCGGTTCTCGCTGCAAACATTCGTAATCGGTCCTGACTACGATCGTGCTCGCGACGCACTGATCGAGGCGCTGGAAAAGCCCGGCCCCGGGCTCCTGGTACACCCATACCTCGGCTCGATCCTGGTCGAGGTGGACTCCTCGGTCACGGTCTACGAGGCGAACAGCCAGGGCGGCATGGCCGAGATCGCGTTCGACGCGCAAGAGGCGCGCGGCGGGACCGCGAGCGCCGCGCCCGTGAGCAAGCCCGACACCGGCGCGCGCACGGCCGCGCGCGCGAGCGCGGTCCGCGTCGCGGCGCGCGCCGCGCTGGAGCGCGACCTGAGCCTGAAGGATGTGCGGGACTTTGCCGCGAGCGCGAACCTCAAGACGCTGGACCGGATCGTGACCGACCTCCGCGAGTTGAACGGGACGATCTCCACAGCGCTCGCCGTCCCGGCGCGGTTCGCGCACCAGATCTCGGACATCGCAGACCAGACCGTGACGCTGATTCAAGCGCCGGGCGAGCTGTTTGACACGCTCTCGGACGCAATGGCGCTGGTGTTCGCCAGCGTGACCAAGGTGGCCGGCGCCGCGGCCGACGAGGTCCGGCCCGAGTCCGAGGCCGCCGAGGCCCTGGACGCAGTGCGCGCGAGCGCGCGCGGGTTCGGCGCAGCGCTTCTGGGTGCGCCAGGCCTGGGCGCCGACGCGGACCCTGCGATCAGCGCAACGAACGCCGCGCAGCGCCGCAACCACGCCGCTCTGAAACACAACCTGCGCGCCGCCGCGGTCTCGCACCTGGCCGACGCCGCCGCCGAACAGACCTACGACTCGGCCCAGGATGCGCGCGCGGCGCGCGACCGCCTGACCGAGGCGCTGGAGCGCGCGAGCGCGGCCGTGATCTCGGGCTACGAGTGCGACGCCTCGGTCCTGGACGCGCTCCAGGAGTTGCGCGGCGCCGTGTTCGCGCACCTGTCCGCGCTGGAGCTGGCCCAGCTTACGACCGTGTCCGCGGTCGAGATCGCGTCCTCGCTGACCCTGGCTTATGAGCTGTACGGCGACGCCGCGCGCGCGGGCGAGATCGAGGCGCGGAACAACCTCCCGCACCCAGGGTTTGTGACCGGGACCGTGGAGGTCCTGAGTGTCTGACCTTCCACTCTACATGTCGCTGGACGGCCAGCGGTTCACAGGCTGGAGCGAGGCCACGGTCACGCGATCGCTGGACTCGCTCGCGGACTCTTTTACGGTCGCCTACTCAGGACTACCGAGCGCGATCGGCCTGGGCGTCGGCTCGGCGTGCGGGCTCGCCCTCGGCTCTCATCCACTGGCGACGGGCTACGTCAACCAGGTGGACGTGCACGTCGAGGCCGAGAGCGCGAACACCACATGCTCGGGTAGGAGCAAGGCCGGCGACCTGGCAGACTGCGCCGCGGTCCACAAGACAGGCCAGTGGCTCCGCCAGAGCATGCTCCAGATCGTGACCGACCTCGCGGCGCCGTTCGGGATCGCGGTCTCCGCCGACGCCCAGATCGCGGCCGATTCGTTCCGGTTCGAGCGGTTCGAGATCGACGAGGGCGAGCGTGTCTACGACGCCATGGAACGCCTCCTCCGCGCGACAGGGACGATCGCGGTCAGCCAGGCGGACGGCTCGATCAAGCTGGTGCGTATCAGTCGCCTGGCCGGGCTCCGCGCCGTCCAGCTCCCGGTCCAGCTCGCCGCGCGGCGCGGCCTCACGCATGTGGACCAGGACACCTACTCGGTCTATCGGCTGCGCAACCAGACCATGCGCGCGAACCCGACCGAGAGCCCGCGACACGCGGCGCTTGAGAAGTTCGAGATCGCGGACGAGAACGTGCGCCGGTACCGCCCCTTTGTCCTGGGCTCGGACACACACGCGCGTGTCGAGGAGCTACGGACCCAGGCGACGTGGGAGCGGAACACGCGCGCAGGAAAGGCACTGTCCATTACTTACACCATGCCTGGCGGCCTCGCGCCTGACGGCCGGCCCTGGGAGCCCGGGATGCTGGTCGGGGTCCAGGACCCGCAACTCGCGATAAATGAAACACTGCTGGTGGTGTCCGCGAGCGTCAAAATCAGCAATACCGACCTTGATACCGAACTTGTGCTATCTTTGCCCGAGGCCTACTCGCTCCTACCTCTCCCGGTCCGATTGCTGAACAAAGGCGTGTCCTTGCGTGGCTGAGTTTATGGAACATGTCCGGCGGCTGCGCGTCCTGGTCCAGAACCTGGTGACGCGCGTGGTCGTGGACCGTTCGGAAGGCTCCGGCACCTACCAGGTCCTCTGGGGCGGCGGACGCGTCTCCAGCGGCCTGGAGCACCTGGAGCCCCAAGGGATGCACTTCCGCGCGCCCGCGGACGCCGGCGGCGTCGTGGTGTCAGCGGGAGGCCAGCGCGAGGCCGGTGTCCTGGTGGTCGCTGGCGGGATCGTGCCGAACGACGCGATCGGCGAGGGCGAGGGCGGGCTCCACTACCTGGGCGAGTGGCGGGTGTTCTTGCGCTCGGACGGCGGCGTGTGTCTCGGTCAAAAGACCCCGGCGGACTGGGTCGCGCTCGCTAGCCTGACCGACGCCCGGATCGAGGCGCTCCAGAGCAAGCTGGACGCGCTCATCTCCGCCTACAACGCGCACGTTCACGGCGGCGTCACGAGTGGTAGCAGCTCCAGCGGGACGCCGCCGACCGGCGCCAGTCCTGTGGGCTCTCTCGCGAGCGTGGCGAGTGAAAAGGTCCGGTGCGTATGATCGGCGTTTTCGGCGCGGCCGGCGGCGGGTTCGACCTCGCGCGCAACACCACCGGGCACCTGGTCTCGGACCCGTCGCTGCGAACGACCGTCCTCCTCCTGCTCCTGACCGAGGGTCGAGCGCTGGTCGAGGACGTGCGCACGTCCGAGCCGCGCGGCGGCTGGTGGGGCAACAGCTATCCTGACGTGGACGGCCGGGAGCTGGGCTCTCGCCTGCACATCCTGACCCGAGGCAAGGCCACGGCCCAGACCGCCGCCCTGATAGAGCAGGAGATCCGCCTACGCCTCCAGTGCCTGATCGACGACGGTATCGCTGTCTCGCTGGATGTGGACGTGAGCTGGTCCGGCGACCGCTGGACCGCGCTCGTAGGTGTGCGCCAGGACCAGTCCCGGGTCGAATGGGTCCCGCTCTGGGAGGAGACGATCTGACATGGCCTTTCCTATCCCCACGCTCCGCGACCTCCTGACCCGCACCCAGACAGATCTCGGCTCCGCCGCGGACGGCACCAGCCCGCCGGCCTCGCCTGAGTACGCGATCGCGCGCGCCATGGCCGGCCTGAGCAAGCACCTGTTCTCGGCCGTCCAGTACGTTCTCCGCCAGACCAACCCGCTCACGGCCGACGAGGTCTACGGTTGGCGCTGGGGCGCCCCGTTCGGTATCGCCCAGACCGGCGCCGTGAGCTGGCGCGGGACCGCCACGGCCACCGGCGACAACGGGACGCTGATCCCGGCCGGGACCGAGTATCAGCGGGCCGACGGCCTGCTGTACACGACCGACGCGGCCGTGACGATCGGCGTGTCCGAGTCCGCCGAGGTCGCGCTCACGGCCACGACCGCCGGCGACGCGGCGAACAACGCCGACGGCCAGCTCCTATCGCTGACAGGCCCGGTCACGGGCCTGGACACCGACGCGACCGTGACGGGCTCGACCCAGTCCGGCGCCGATGTGGAGGACTGGGAGAGCGGAGGGCTGACCAGGCTCCTCCGCCGGGCGCGCAACCCGCCCAAGGGCGGCGGGCCGGGCGACTACGAGGGCTGGGCGCTGGAGGTCGCGGGCGTGACCCGCGCCTGGGAATTCCCCCTCCTGGAGGGCGAGAACACGGTCTCGGTCGCGTTCGCGCGCGACCGCGACGCCGACCCGATCCCGGACTCGGGCGAGCGCGCGACCGTCCTGGCCCACCTCCAGAGCAAGGCGCCGGTCACGACCACGCCCCTGGTCATCACACTGACCGCCAAGCCTGTAGCCGTCACGTTCTCGGCCCTGAGCCCGAACACGTCCGCTGTGCGTTCTGCGATCGAGGCCTCGATCGCTGACCTGTTCCTGCGCGAGGGCGAGCCCGGCGGGACCATACCGCTCTCCCGCCTGGAGGACGCAATCAACTCCGCCGTGGGCGAGGTCTCGCACACCCTGAGCGCGCCCAACTCCGCGATCGTGATCCCCACCAACCAACTCCCGACGCTCGGGACTGTGACGTACCCGTGATCTACACCGCTG